ACTTAGTTCACAGACAAATACTAGAACATAAGAGATTCGTAGATGTCCACTGATCAGTTAATTCCTATCATTGTAGCTTTGGTGTCTGCAGGGGGTCTTTGGACCTATCTAGCTAAACGTGCTGAACATAAATTCAAAGCTAGTCAGGAAGATAAACACCAACGTGCTGAGTTTCAGGAAACTCTAAAGGAACAGGTAGATCGCCTGTCAGAGAAGTTGGATAAGGTTCTAGAAGACAAAGAGCAATTGCTACGTGAAGTCTCAGAACTAAAAGCATCACTGGCCCGTGCTGAAGCTACCATTCAGCATCTTGAACAAAGGTTGATGAGTAAATGAGTGACGCACCTAAAAGATACACAGAAAAGCAAGAAGCATTTCTTGAAGCGTTGATGGGTGAGGCAAAAGGTAACCTGCGCAAAGCAATGGATATTGCAGGTTATGCTAAGACCACGAAGATCAGTGAAGTGGTTGGGGGATTGAAAGAGGAAGTTATTGAACGTGCTAGTTTGATGCTTGCTATGAATGCGCCCAAGGCTGCTTTCGGTATCGTAGACGTATTAGACGATCCAAGCGCAATGGGAGCCAGAAACTCTATTTCTGCCGCCCGTGAGATACTAGACCGTAGTGGTTTGGTGAAGAAGGAGCAGGTAGAAGTCACTAGCCAAGGCGGTGGCATGTTTATCCTGCCTCCGAAATCAGATGACGTGGATCAATAAGACTAGAGCCAACGGCCTAGCAAAAATGCCCTATGCCTATAAGGCAAGCGAAGAAGACCCTCTAATCTTAGTTCCTGATGAAGAGATGGTTCCGCTTGTTGAAGAGGCGATGGACTATCTGGACAAAGGCTATGGCACCCGTAGGGTTGCTGAATGGCTGACAGATAAAACGGGCAAAAAGATTTCGCATCAGGGCATCCAGAATATCTGGAAGGGCCATCGTCCTAACAGTCCCCGTGTGAAAGAACTTGCGAAGAAAAACCGCAAGTCTAAACCAAAGACCAAAGAAGAGAAACAACTAGCGGCTCTTCGACGTAAGCGGTCTGATCTGAAACGACTTCAGACTTTGAACGACAAAAAGCTAGAAGCAAAGACAGGTCCAGAAACACCTGTATCCGATAGTCTCGACTTTGGCACTGTAGTCCAACAGCAACAAAATCAAGAGGTAGTCTTTGTACCAAATGAAGGGCCGCAAACAGAATTTCTGGCGGCATCGGAAAGAGAAGTCTTGTACGGCGGCTCGGCAGGGGGAGGCAAGAGTTACGCTCTCCTCGCAGACCCAATGCGATATTTCGGCAATAGCAACTTCAATGGGCTTATCCTCAGAAGAACTAATGACGAACTTCGGGAACTCATATGGAAATCTCAGGAACTATATCCGAAAGCGTACAAGGGTGCGAAATGGGCAGAGAAGAAGAGCCAATGGACGTTCCCTTCGGGTGCTAGGTTATGGATGACATATCTCGAAAGGGATGAAGATGTATTACGTTACCAAGGTCAGGCATTCAGCTACATTGCATTCGACGAACTTACCCAACATCCTACACCTTTTGCTTGGAACTATATGAGATCACGTCTTCGGACGACTGACCCAGAACTTCCAATCTTCATGAGGGCTACTACAAACCCAGGAGGTGCGGGTCATGGTTGGGTCAAACAAATGTTCATTGATCCTGCCCCTAGTAATCAGAAATTTGTTGCAACTGATCTTGACAGTGGGAAGCCCTTAGTATATCCTCAAGGACATGAGAAAGAGGGCCAACCTCTATTCTACAGACGTTTTATCCCCGCATCACTGAAAGATAACCCTTACTTACTTGAGGGTGGACAATACGAAGCTAACCTTTTGTCCCTTCCAGAGATGCAAAGACGACAGTTGCTTGAAGGGGATTGGAATATAGCAGATGGGGCAGCGTTCCCAGAGTTTAAACAAAGCGTTCATGTTGTTGAACCTTTTGATATTCCACCTGATTGGCGACGTTTTCGCTCATGCGACTATGGCTATAGCAGTTATTCTGCTGTTCATTGGTTCGCAATAGACCCAAGCTACGAAACTTTATACGTTTATAGGGAACTCTATGTCTCGAAACATACAGGTAAAGACCTTGCAAGGGCTGTTATGGATGCTGAACAAGGCGAAAAAATACAATATGGCATTCTGGACAGTAGTTGTTGGCATAATCGAGGCCAAATTGGACCGTCTATCGCAGAAGAAATGATTGCAATGGGCTGTCGTTGGAGGCCCAGTGATCGAACTGCAGGTGCAAGGGTGGCAGGAAAGAACCAATTGCACGAAAGACTAAAGGTTAACGAAGAAACTGAACTGGCGGGTATAGTTTTCTTCAACACATGTCGGCAAATTATAGCAGATTTACCCGTCATACCGTCTGATCCTAAAGGTTCTGATGATATTGACCCCAGATACGCCTCAGATCACGCATACGATAGCGTTAGATACGGCGTAATGAGCCGCCCAAGGGCTGCTTCTCCCTTTGATTGGGGACAGGGCGTACCCCAACAACGCTGGAAACCCTCAGATGCAACATTTGGATACTAAAACATGGCATTAATGGACAAACCAACGGGTTTAGACCCAGAAGAAGCTACAGAAAACGAGAATGTTGTTGCTTTAGAAGAGGGTAACGACGTTGAAACGGAAAATACGTCACTAAGTGGCCTCGCTTCTTACGTGGAAAGCCAGTTTAATCGTTCTAAAGACACTCGACTGTACGATGAAGAGCGTTGGCTGATGGCTTACCGCAATTATCGTGGCATTTATGGCTCTGATGTTCAGTTTACCGACTCTGAGAAGTCAAAAGCCTTTGTTAAGATCACAAAGACAAAGGTTTTAGCCTCATATGCGCAGCTAGTAGACGTATTGTTTGCAGGATCGAAGTTTCCTGTTGGTATTGAGGCCCGTCGCTATCCAAATAACGTAGCAGATGCGATTAACTTTAGCGCAGACGCTCTCACAGACGAAAAAGTCCAAGAAGTTGCACAAGTAGACTATAAAGTCCCCCGTGCCGTTGTACGTCCTGACCTTGAAAAAGAACTTGGGATATACCTAGACAGTTTAAAGCCTGTTGAAGAAGAACTAGAGGTTGGTGCAGGCACTTTGCCTAACTCAGCCACATGGGAACCTGCAAAACGTGCAGCGCAACTCATGGAAAAGAAGATGCACGATCAGTTAGAGGAAACCAACGCCTCTAAGCACCTACGATCTGTAGCATTTGAAACAGCTTTGTTTGGTACTGGTATTATCAAAGGGCCATTTGCCTACGATAAGGAATATCCACGTTGGGATGAAGAAGGTAACTACGATCCTATCTACGAAACGATCCCAAAGGTGGAATATGTTTCTATATGGGATTTCTATCCTGATCCTGACGCACGTAACATGTCTGAAGCGGAATATACCGTTCAGCGTCACAGATTAAACCGTACACAGATGCGTGGGCTTAAAAAGCGTCCACATTTCCGTGAAGAAAGCATTGAACTAGCGATTGATTACGGCCCTCAGTACCAACGAGAGTATTGGGAAGATACACTAGAAGATAACAGTAACTCTACTGCGATTGACCGCTATGAGGTGCTAGAATACTGGGGTATCTTGGATGCAGAACTAGCTGAAGAAGCTGATCTGGATATTCCAAAAGAATTACAGGATCGTGACGAAATACAGGTCAATGTCTGGATATGTAACGGACAAATCCTGCGTTTGGTTCTAAACCCTTTCACTCCTAGCCGTATTCCTTACTCAGCCGTACCCTACGAACTAAACCCTTATGGTTTCTTCGGTATTGGTGTTGCAGAAAACATGGAAGACACGCAGTTGCTGATGAATGGCTTCATGCGCATGGCAGTGGACAATGGTGCGCTATCAGGCAACCTACTGATTGAGATTGATGAAACAAACCTAGTCCCAGGCCAAGACCTATCAGTGTACCCAGGAAAGGTATTCCGTAGGCAAGCAGGCGCACCAGGACAAGCTATATTCGGCACTAAGTTCCCGAATGTTTCTAACGAATTGTTAATGATGTTTGATAAGGCTCGTCAGCTATCAGATGAAAGCACAGGTATTCCATCTTATAGCCACGGTTCCACGGGCATTATGGGGGTAGGCCGTACCGCTTCTGGTATGTCCATGCTTATGGGTGCAGCCGCACAGAACATTAAGGCTGTAGTGCGTAACATCGATGACTACCTTCTGGCCCCGCTAGGCAAAGCACTCTTCGCTTTCAACATGCAGTTTAACTTCGACAAAGAATTCACCAACGGTGATCTGGAAGTGAAAGCCCGTGGCACAGAAAGCTTGATGCGTAACGAGATACGTTCACAACGCCTGCTACAGTTCATGCAGATGACATCTAACCAACAGATGGCACCATTTGTTAAGTACGACTACGTGCTACGTGAACTAGCGGCCTCTATGGACCTAGACGAAGATAAAATCCTGAATGATCAGCGTGAAGCAATCATGCAGGCTAAGATGATGGCAGACATCCAAGCTATGATGCCACAACAGCCTCAACAGGCACAGCCTGCACCCGAAGGTGGCGCACCTAACCCACAAGACCCTACAGGCAATGGTGGCGGTAATATAGCCCCAGGGAATGCACCAGAACCTAACGCTGCAGGCTTCACTGGCGGTGGTGGTGGAGACAATGGTGGTCAGCAACCTCAACAACCCCCTAATCAGCCACCAGTACAATAATGGACAAGCAGTTTTTTCGTAGTCTGCTTCTTCTGGTTAACGACAAAGACCAGATGGAACGCTTAGACCAATACGCACAATATCGTATCGAACAACACCGTGACAATCTTGAGAAAGAGAAAGATCGGGATCGTATCTTAGAGATACAGGGCGCAATCAAAGAACTTCGTAGGTTTAGTACATTGCGTGACGAAGCAATCAAGGGAGCCGAATAATGGATGAAATGACAGAAGCCGAAGAAAAGGCTTTAGCTGAATCTGAACTTATGGCTCTCATGGCTATGTATCCAGAAGATTATCCCTACAACGATCCAGAAGACGAGGGTACTTCTGTTAGTGACCTAATCAAACAAGCTGCCAAGCTAGGCGGTGCAGTAGGTCTACTTGGCCTAGAAAAGATTGGTATCGATACAGGCCCTATTGTTCAAAAATATAAAGAAGGCTTTGCATTAGGCGGTTTAGCCGTTGCCCGTAAGGGTATTGAAACTGAGGAAGGCGAAGAGATGGCTAACAAGAAATTCCAACTAGATCGCAACGCAGCCGATTTAGACGATAACAATGAAGTAACACCGTATGAGCAAGCACGGGGTGAAGCAGTCCAGAAAGCTATGATGGATGATGATCCAGAAGCTGAAGAGAAGATTGGCATGTACCACGGCGGTATGCCTTGTGGCTGTGATGATGGTCTTATGACTGATCCTGTATCAGGTAACGAAATTCCTATCGGATCAAGCGCAGAGAATGTGCGTGATGATATTGAGATTAATATTTCTGAAGGCGAATACGTTCTGCCTGCAGATGTCGTTAAGTGGCACGGCTTGAAGCATATCATGGATATGGAAGCCGAAGCAAAAATGGGCCTCATGAGTATGTATGCTGATGGGCTTATCCAATACGTGGACGAAGAAGGAAGCGTAGAGGAAGAGGTGGAAGAGGCTGAAGAGGTTACCGAAACCCCAGAAGGTAATGAGGTTGAGATGACATCTGTTGAGGTGACTGAAGAAGAACCCGAAGTCAATGAAACTGAAGAATATCAGGAAAGTGAATACGGCACGAAGACTTCGCTGTATGGGATGATGAAACCTAAAAAGGTAGCGTTCATCTCGTAAACTTATTGGGCTACCCGTATACGGCCCCCAAGGAAAAATCATGGCAAGATATAAACGTGCAGATCAGGCAGACGATGAACTGTCTTATAGTGAAGAACTATCAAAAACTCAGGGCGTACAACAAGACGGTCCTGAACTCCAAGACGGTGAAGAAGCATCGTTTAAAAAGCGTTACGGTGACCTGCGTCGCCATATGCAACAGCTAATGCAGCAAAAAGATCAAGAGATTGAGAATATTAAAAATCAACTTGATACGGCTGCTAGGGGACAGATCAAGTTTCCCAAGACTGATGAAGAGATTGAGCAATGGTCTAAGAAATACCCAGACGTTGCAAAGATCGTAGACACAATTGCTCGTAAACGTGCAAACGAAGTTGCTGAACATCTCAAGAATGGTGAGAAGCGTCTTGAGCAAATTGAGACAAGTCTGACACGCCGTGAAGCTGAACAACAGCTTATGAAGCTACATCCTGACTTTGGGCAGATACGGCAAGACCCCGCCTTCCATGAATGGGTAGCCTTACAGCCAATGTATATTCAGGACGCACTGTATAAAAACAATACAGATGCACAGGCTGCATCCCGTGCAATTGATTTGTACAAAGCAGATACAGGTAAGCGTAAAACTGCTGCTAACCCTAAGTCTGCAGCACAAGCAGTAGGGCGTACATCTAGCACGTCACCTAACCCACAAGGCGGCAAGGCTAAGTTTTCTGAAAGCCAAGTAGCAGCGATGTCTGATCGTGATTACGAGAAGAATGAAGACGCTATCTTGGAAGCAATGCGCACAGGTGCTTTCGTTTACGACGTATCAGGCGCAGCACGATAAGAAAAAAGCCAACAGTAGATAATAAAGACCATTTACTGTTGGCTATAAAAATGTTATAATGATTGTAGTAACAAGTTCTTCTTAGTCTTTAGTTAAAGATTATGATGAGGTTGTTTCTTCAATCTCTAAACAGGAATAGGGCCTCGACTTAGACCACCCCTATCCCCTTTTTCCAGAAGAAATACGACAATAAGTCCACCAGTATGGCGAGGCCCGTTATGTGCTGCAACACATGGCGCACCCTCATACCCGTACTGCCACTAACAGTCCTCTTCTGTGTTCTGTCCGAAGCGAAAGCTTCCAGCCATTTCACAAAGGAGACACAAAATGGCATTTCCAGTAGCATCAGGTTATGGCAACCTGCCCAATGGTAACTTTAGTCCAGTTATCTACTCCAAAAAGGTACAAAAAGCCTTTCGCAACTCTTCAGTGGTAGAGGATGTGACAAATACGGACTATTCTGGCGAGATCGCTAACATGGGCGATAGTGTTAAAATTATCAAAGAGCCAGATATTACTATCAATTCGTATAGCCGTGGTACTACATTGGCTACACAAGACCTAACAGACGCAGACTTCACAATGGTCATCACTGAAGCGAACTACTTCCAGTTTGCAATGGATGACATCGAAGAAGCGCACTCACACGTAAACTTCATCGATTTGGCGACGGATCGTGCGGGTTTCAAACTACGTGATGCGTTTGACCGTGAAGTACTAGGCTATATGTCTGGTTGGGATTGGGATGGTTCTGCATGGGGTCGTCGTACTGCACTAGATACAGGCGGTACAAAAGCTGACTCAACTGCAGGCAACGACGAACTTCTAGCAGCTAACAAGCTAGATATCACCGACTTCGGTGGTTCTGACTTGGGTGTTGATGCAGAAGTGACATCTATCCCAGTTGCTGCAGGCGGCGGTGCAGGTGCAATCACTTCACCTCTAGCAGTCCTAAACCGTATGGCACGTTTGCTAGACGCAGCTAACGTCGATACAGATGGTCGTTGGGTTGTTGTTGACCCTGTCTTCAAAGAAATCCTAATGGATGAAGACGCAAAATTGGTCAATGGTGACTACGGTGGAGAAGGTGAAGTACGCAATGGTCGTCTTCCAGGCACCATCCGTGGCTTCCGTGTCTACACTTCAAACAACCTTCCATACGAAGGTACAGGCGCAGGTACATCTGCCTCTGCAGGTTCTGAAACAAACTACGGTGTAGTCGTCGCAGGTCATGATAGTGCAGTAGCGGTAGCGGATCAGATCGCAAAGACTGAATCCTTCCGTTCACCAGACACATTCGCAGACATCGTCCGTGGTATGCAGCTTTATGGTCGCAAAATCTTGCGCCCAGAAGGCCTTATCACAGCGAACTACAACTTGGCTTAATTGCCTTCGGGGGCAGGCTTCGGCTTGCCCCTTCACTCTATTTAGGGGTATGTAATGCCATCTAGTTATATTGATCTTTGCAATAAAACTTTGCGTCGTCTGAATGAGGTGGAAATCTCTGCAGACGATTTTCCTACTGTACGTGGTGTTCAGGCCCTAGTTAAAGATGCGGTTAAGGCAGCTATAGCTAAAGTAAACCAAGCAGAATACGGTTGGCCTTTCAATGCTGCAGAACACACGCAAGTCCTGACTGCAGGACAGACAGAATACACATGGCCTGATTATTTTAAGGTATCTGATTGGAACAGTTTCCAGATACAAAAAGATGATAGCCTAGCAGTCAACTATAAGACTTTAAAATCTATAGACCGTGATGAATGGTATAGAGACTATCGTGATGATGATTACGAAGCAGGAAGCGCAGGACGTGCTGTTCCTGATTTTGTCTTTCCTAGCCACGGTAATGGCTTTGGTGTTTCGCCTTCCCCAGATAAGGCCTACACAGTTAGATTTAGATACTATCAAAACTACAGTGACCTAACAGCGGCTACAGATGTAACCCGCATTCCTGAAAGTTTTGATACGGTAATAGTAGATGGTGCGATTTATCACCTCTACATGTTCAAAGATAACCTTGAGGCGGCAAGTGCTGCCTTTACTGCTTTCCAGCAAGGTATCAAAGACCTTCAGACTTTGTACATCAACAACTACCAGTACATCAGTGATACAAGGGTCAAATTTTAATGGCAGACCGCATTGATAGTTTTAAAGTCATATGCTCTGGCGGTCTTAACTCAAACGAGAATCACTTAGACCTTTCAGACAACAAGCCTGGGGCTGCAACCCGTCTGGTGAATTACGAACCTTCGTTGTTTGGTGGTTATAGACGTGTTGAGGGCTTTGAACTTTATGACGCTGACTATCCTGAAGTAGATGACGTTAACAACGCAGGTAGCGCAGAGGGTAAGGTACTAGGATTAGCAATCTTTAAAGATGATGTTTCTAACCTTACAAAGATCATTGCTGCCCGTAAGGACGTAGGTGCTACGACATATAGCTTCTACTATTACACTCCACTAATTGGTTGGAGGCCCTTTACCCTAGATCACAGTATTGTAAGAAACACGACAGATGGTGTCCGTACTGTTGAAAAGCTTCGCCACGTATCTTTTAACTTTGGTACAGGTAACCGTATTTGTTTTGTAGACGGTGTTAACCCTGCCATTGTTTATGACGGTCAGCACTGGGAAGAACTAAGATCAACAGGCACAGGGGGTAACCCCGCTGATGCAGGCCACACAACAAACACAGGTGGTGGCGATCAGTGTCTAGATGCACCTTCACTTGTAGACGTTTTTGCAAACCATTTATTTCTGGCAGGTGATGAAACTTCTAGAGCGACAATTGCTCACTCTGCACCTACTAACAGCGCATCACCTTACGGATACTATGATTTCACAAACGCCAATGCGGCGGGACAACTAGCTGCAGGCTTTGATGTCGTTCAGATTAAACCTTTCCGTGACAACCTATTTGTATTTGGCAGCAACGGCATTAAGAAAGTAGCGGCAGACGTTACATCAGGT